ACAAATGCGTCACTTGATTTATTGGTTGAAGTGTTTGAACCTATACCAAAACCATTTGAATTAAAGCCTGTAACTACATTGCTGTTACTTGATTCTGCTGATGTTGAATTAGATTTCAGATATAAACTTGATCCTCTTACTGTATCAATCAGCGCGTGGTCATAACCTGCTGTGCCAGTTGTTCGATCTTTCAACCAAACCAAACCACCCTTAGTAGACAAGTCAATGCCGTTGGTGATGGTCTGCGTAGAGCCGTTGCCTGTGTAGAGGTATGTTGAAAACACGTCCTCGATATAGTTGGCATCTGAGGATACCTGAGAGTTTTGTGAACTAAACATCAGTTATTCCTTACAGATAGTTCTGACCAGCGTTTGAACCCCACCAGTAAGTACCATCTCCAACAAATACATACTTATCACCTTTAGACGCAGTAGATGTAATCGTAGGTGCTGTGCTTGCAGGCCATTTAACAGAACTAGGCCAATTAACTGTGCGTGAACCTGTACCATCCTGTTTTAGCAACATTGTAAAACCCTTACCTGCAGTTGCGGTAGGGAATGTAAATGTGCAGTTACCAGTCAATGTGAGAATCTGTACTGAACCATTAGCCAAGTCAATTGTGTAAGCTGTAGAAGTGTTTGCTGTAACAACTTCTTCTGTGTAACCATTGGTAAATGTACCAGCTTCAATGGTCTTGTTAGTCAGGGTTTCTGTGCCTGTCAGCGTAACATCACCAGTAGCCGCTGTTGTAAAACTTAAAGTGCCAGAGCCATTTGTCTTAATAATCTGGTTAGCAGATCCATCACTTGTTGGCAATGTAAAAGCTGTTACAAATGCTTGCAAGTTTGCGTCATAGGCCAATACGTTTGTACCAATCGCCAAACCTAGAGCAGTACGAGCATCACCTGCTGTAGCAGCGCCAGTACCACCTTTAGCAATCTTCAATACTGGACCAGTATCAAATAGAGCATCAATGGTGTCCAAGTCAGTATTAAGCTTAGTACCCCACGAATCCGTAGAAGCACCAACTTCTGGTTTAGTTAAACCTAGATTTGTGGTAGTTGTATCAGCCATTATTTACCCCTAAAAGACTTATTTAAACTGAAACTGTTGTCCAAGACTCTGAAACATCCTCAATCGGTGTCCATGTCTCAGATGTATCAGCCTCTGTTTCCCATTTCTTTCTAGCATTAATTACAACACCAGAAGTTCCAATAATTATTACTTCACCAGGACGCTTGCGGTTATATTGAATTGACAATTCACTTGTCGCAACAATATCAACATTACCAACTGCATCAATACCGCCAGCAACAGTTATTACAGATTCATCAACTATTGCTAAAGAACCACTCGCAATCTTTACGCCATCTATGGAGACTGTGCTACTTGAGAAAATCTCAAACTGAGCATCTTTTATCTTGTCTCCAGTAATGCTTACAGTAGAGGCATCAACTATGTCAAGCGAACCTAAGTACGCTCCATAGGAGTAATTACCTCCGCTGTAATCACCACGCCCGTAAGCAGCCATGTTAGCTCAATGTAATTGACAAACTGTTAGCAGGAATACGAAAGATGTCGCCATCATTGATTGCTTTAGAAGTAGTCAATGGAGCCCACGCAAGCAAAGTTCCACCAGTATCAGCAGTAAAAATACCTGCCCAACCAATAGTTCCCCAATTACCACCAGAAGCAGCAGCAAACTCAATAGCTGCAGCATTCGTAAATGTTGTTGCCGTTCCACTACCAGAGATAGTGCCTGTAGCTACACGAGCGTATGCACTACCAGATACTTCTGTGCCACCACCAGTATCACTAGGGGCAGCAGTAAACAAGCCAACATACCAAGCGGTAGGACGAGTTGCAGAACTTCCTGTAAACAACCAGGTTAGTGCCAGATTTTCTGTGTAATCAGTAAAAGATGCCATTTATTACCCCAAGGATCGGGCACGAACAATAGGAGTAGAAGAAACAGATGCCCTTTGATCTGCAACTTCAATGTCGCCAATGGTGTTGGTATATAACTGACCCCATGTGGCAAGACGTTCATCGTCTTTCAAGTATGGAGTTGCTTCTAGCAAAGCTCCGTACAAGTACAAGTCTGGGGCATAAGCCAGAAGCCAGTTGCTTGTGTTTGAATCACTCAGCGCAGGAATCTTAGCATAATATGTAAGTTCTGCGGAATATGTTGTGTCTGGACTAGGAATAAACTCTAATTGCGTACCAGTAATTGTGTAGTACGCTGGTTGACCAGAAGTAATGTAACTATTGGCCTTCAACTCATCACCATAAGCCTCAGTTACAAACTCCAGTCGCACAATAGGACTGGTGTTTAACTGAAACTCTTTGGCTTGCAACCAGTCAGACGGGTATGCAAAAAAGGCAGTTTCAATCTGCCCATTTGCTCGTTTAACCATTTGCCTGACACGCAACTTACGATTGAACTTGGCTTCTGCAAGAGTAATAAAGCTTGGAATAACAGAAGTCAGATCATCCCGATTAAGATAATCTGCTATTGTTGCTTTAAGTCCTGCAAAAGTGTCAAGTGCCATTTTCTACATCCCTACACGTTAGTGTATGCTCATGTTTGAATTCAAATGAACCAATATGATGAACCTCTTTTGAAAGGTCTTGGTCAATATAGGTTATTGTGCCGTTCTCAGCGGCTCTGCGACAAAACCAGACATCTTCGCCCATGTAGTCTTGTGCATTTGGAACCCAAGGGATAGCAAACCAAGGATATTCCATTGTTTTGTAGACCTCGGCTTTTACGAGCATTACGCCCATGCCGCAGTAATCTACATCAACTAATCCAGTTGATTGGGGTTCAGTATATACCCTCTGGATAGTTTTTGCATCTTCATCTGTAGTATTTTTTCGCACCGCAATAGGTTCGGTTGGGAATCTGCGCTTTGCATAGTTAGCGCAAACAATACCAGTATCATGCTCCAAAAGACGAACAATAGTGTCTTTTGGGAAGCGCATATCGCTGTCCAACCATAATGTATGCGTACATCCTGCTTCAATAGCAGATTTGGCTAGATCCTGACGCTGTGCTGACAACAAAGTGCCAGAGCTAGTATACAAAACAACTTTATGATTTGTATTGCCTACTGTAAAGCCCACTAGTCGGGCTAAATCATAAGAAAATCCAGAATTAACAAAGTCCCGTGTTGGAATCAAAATTCCAATGGTCTTACTATCCATTAAACTTCTCCAAATGTTTCCAATATTTGCCTTGGCGAATTTGCCTAATTATTGTCGCAGAACAACCAAATTCTTTTGCTAAAACAGTTGGTTTGATTGTCGTAAATTTTGCCATCATTGCTTGCTCATTGTTTAATTTTGAGCAACCATGCGTAGCACCTTTTGCTTGTCTATTTTTATCAAACTTATCCTGTTGATTATCAGCGTGTGTACCAAGAAAGAAATGGTCTGGGTTGATGCATAAAGAATTGTCGCAAGTATGACAAACATTTAATTGCTTATCAAAATCACCATATATTTTTTTGTACAAATAGCGACTTACCCTGTATTCCTTTTTTTGCAAAGAAATTCTAGGATATCCTTGTGATGTTGGCCCAAACCACAAAACACAACCAGTTAACGCCTCTGGCGATGAGTATTTTGTAATCTTGTCTTCCAAAGGAACTATAGATCTTCCCATTAGACTTTCCCTGGTCTTGTTCTAAAAAACCTGTTCTCTGGCGAATTGAGCCAACGCTTCATGTAAGCTTGGTCATCAAGTTTTCCTTCAGCTTTCATCTGATAATACAAAGCCATTGGGATAGATGCCACATGGTGCATATCTCCATTCCAGTTTGCTCGTTCATCAAACGAATTAAATCTTTCTCTGTTTGCCTCAACTACTTGAGTAGCATCAATAACTGTCTCAATAGTGGCTTGGTCTGTTTCAGCATCGTAATGCCACAGTTTCTTAGTTCCCATTATGGGATCAAAGTCAAAGAGTTTTGTTGTCATAAGTTAAAAAGGGTGGGTAATTAGCCCACCCCTTAGTTCAGATTAAGACTGAATTGTTGAGTTCAGGTCATAGACAGCGCCATGAGCCTTCTCGTTCTTGATCTTCAAGCCCCACTCGACCAATAGCATACGCTTCTCAGCATCGCCTGTCTTCGCCAATTCCACAGTTTGGAAAGGACGCAGGTAAGCAACGCTTGCGTATTCTGGATCAAGCACGAACACATCACGCTCACGCTGGAAGCGGTTGGGAACGATACTCACATTACCAAAGTCTGAGACATAGATGTCTGCAGCGGCAATGATAGTGGAAGGACGTGGGCCATTGACGTTGAAACGCTGACCAGCGATACCAGTCATCTTAGACAAGTTCTGCTTGTTAACAGGACCAGCCATGACCATAGATGGGTTGCCACCTTGTGTCCAGACCTTCTGGATAACATCCTTCAACAATGCTTCGCTGAAAGAACGCAAGTCGCCAGCAGTAGCGTCTGTGCGGTCATCAGTTGGGATTGTTGTGTAAGAAGGATCGCCACCGCCTGTACCTTCGTTTGTATTGGTCTTCAAGAAGGCCAACAAAGCGCCAGTCTTACGAGCTGTAGATGTGTCACCAGCGGCAGCACCTTGGTTTGCCAAGGCAGTTGTCTCCATGTCACGCTTTAGCTCAGCAGATTTTTTAGCCATTTGGTAGCTCAACTCGGAGCGGCGGCCTGCTTTGTCAACAGCTTCCAAAGTACCAGCAATGATTACGTCTTTACGGCTAATCTGGGTGTAGTTGCCCAAACGAACTGTAGGAGTAACAGCGGTGAAAGAAGTGATGTCATCGCCCTCGATCTGCGCATTAGTTGTAACAGCAGAGGCCAAATCATCTGTTTGCCACTCAAAGAATGTGTTGGAGACGTTCTCACGACCAACATTAGACATGAATGGAGTCTCTTCTGGAG